TTAAAATTCTTCAAAATATTGTTGGATAGTATGGATATCTTTTGTTTTCGTTAATGCTAATTGTAACAATACGCGGGCTTTTTGTGGATTAAGTGTACCAGATGCAGCAAAGCCATATTTTGAATCATCAATTTCAGCATCGCGCGTGGTATAACCGGTTGGAACACGCGATGAGCGAATAACGGCAACGCCTTTTTTAGCTGCTGTTTCGAGTAGTGCTAAGTTTACGGCATTCATATTACCATTGCCAACTCCCGCAACCACAATACCTTGATAATCAGCGTCTAATAATGCTTTTAATGGCTCAGTTGGCATATTTGCATAGGCGTAAATAATGCCGACTTTAGGCAAATCAGTTAATTTGGTTACATCAAATGGTGTGTTGGTTGTATGTTTGCTTTCAGGATTACGTTCATAATCGACTTTACTATTATGAATATAACCTAAAGCGCCAAAGTTTGGTGAATGAAAGGTTTGGACAGCCGTTGTGCTTGTTTTAGTGACATCTCGTGCGCCAAGTACTTGATCATTCATTGCAACTAAAACGCCACGTTTGGCGGATTTAGCTTCTCGTGCTACTACGATGGCGTTATATAAATTAAGTGGGCCATCAGCACTTTTTTCGGTTGCAGGGCGCATAGCGCCAACTAAGACAATCGGTTTTTCGCACTTAGCGGTCATATCTAGGAAATAAGCGGTTTCTTCCATCGTATCTGTGCCGTGTGTGATCACAAAGCCATCAGTAGAGGCACATTGTTGGTTGATCGTGTTGGCTAATGTTAACCAAACTTGATCATTCATATCTTGTGAGCCAATTTTAACCACTTGTTCGCCTTTGATATTTGCTAATTTTTTCATTTCTGGAACCGCTTCAATCAGCGTGTCAATATTCAGTTGTCCTGCTTGATAAGCAGAGCTGACGGCACTTTCACCGCTACCAGCAATCGTGCCACCGGTGGCTAGGATCGTGATATTCGGGAGCTTGTTGGCATAGGCGGTAGATAATCCTAATGCAAATAAAGTGGAAAGCGCTAATTTAGTCAATTTCATATAATCTCCTGCAGTAAAAAGGGTAGTTAATTATGCGGACTAATCCGTAAGATGAAAAATATATTATATTAATTCTTTGATCTTATTAACAAAATTTTGCCGTTTGTTGAGCGGTTTAAAGCCGCTCAACATAACTGCAACAAAAAAAGCGAGATAAGTATTTCTCGCTTTTTTTACTCATAGTGTAATGACGTTACATTTAAAACTTAAACACCATATTATCTTCATATTTACCCGAATAACTTGCCGAGGTATTAATAGAAACTTTGCCGTAATTTTCAAACGCCTGCCAGTTATCCCATTTATCTTCTATCATGGCATCAATAAATCGGACAAACTCAGATTTACTCGAACTAAAAAAGATATAAGGCGGTCGAGTTAAATGAATCAATCGTAAAAAGTCAATCAAATCAAAATAGCTTGCTTGTCTGTAGCTCTCTTGTCTAGTACACAGGTATGGAGGATCAAGAACAAAGAGAGTATTTGGTTCATCTCTGAATTTAGGTAATAGTTGATGAAATGATTCTCGAATAACTTCAATTCCGTCTAAATAGCCCTCTGCATTAGGATAATTAGACTGACGAACACAATTCCAAAAATCCTTATTGAATAGATCTTCTAATGAACCTACTTGATTTCCACTAAATAATAACCAACTCGCTAAGCAGTTTAAATCTTTATATCCTTGAAAGGATTGGATTACATTAATGACGTTTAATTTTACATCTGATGTAAGTCTTTTATTTTTGGGTATAGTGTCTCCTATAGTATCAATAATTTTTTGTCGTAATTGGTTTATTTCATTGATATGAAGTAAGCGTTCTGCATAGTTATCAAAGTCGTTATAAATTACTCGAGCAGCTGGTTTTATACGTTTAGCTACATGACTAAGTAATCCTGAACCACCAAATGCATCAATAATTGTCCAACCTTGACATCACCTGGAATATATTGATTGAGAATCTCCGTATAATGTGTCAAGAATTGACGTTTTTGTCCAATAAATGGTAATGGTGCGTTTTTATAAATGGTTACATCTTTTTTCATATTTTGTAAGACCTTTTCATATAGTGAAAAAATTATGCTAAACTTACGTTTGTCTTGGCTAAGACCACGGGTCTAGCAATAGTTATTGCTCACAGGTTAGGTCTGTGGGTGATGAGGTCAGTACGCTCTGCCAAGCATACTGACTACCCGTGCTTTTGTTCCTAATAAGTTACTTCTTGCTATTAACCTCCTACTCGTAAAACAATATCTTTAAATGCAATCGCGTTGTTTGATATTGAGCCAACCACATTAATCTTAAATCTAATTTCAGTCGCTTCTTCCGGTAAAACTTCAGCAACCTGTTGGCTATGCCAATCATTTTTTTGCCAGTTGTCAAACTGCTCTGAAACATATTCTTTAAGTAACTCAGTACCTTTATAAAGTTGTACAGTAACAGTACAAAGCCCGTTACGCTGATTATATGTACCGCCTTTGTATGAGAGCGCAAAGCGTTTATATTTATTGGCTTCAATCGAATAAGATTGGTAAATCACATTCTCGCTTGCATTTGAAGAGAGCATGATGTATTTACCTTCCGGCATATCGTTATCATCATAACGATTGAAGTAATCATTACCTTGTGTAAATGCGCGTTGATAATCCCAATCACTTAATAATTGCATTGCACCTTGCACGGTAAACTCATAGCGATACAGGCTTGTCAGCTTATCTTTTACTGCGTAGAACGCCAGTTTGCTAAATTGTTCTCCTTCTGTTTTGCCTTCATCCGGATAAACAAATTCTGTCCCATTCGTTGTAATTGACCGCACTATGTTATCGCCATCCATTAAATCAATTTTATAGCTAACACCTTTCCCAAGTGCAGTACTGTCATCCGTATGCGCAATAAGTTGGTCTGCTTGAATATCTCTATCTCGATGCGCCCATGTAAGCGTAAACGCTGAACTGTCTGCAATCTTATCGACAAATGCACCGTCTATTTTTACATTTGCCGGTGGGTAAGGGCGCGCTTGTCGTTGCTGTGTGGTTAGTGTTAATACACTAGCTGCATCTTCAGAGAGCGTTTCAATCTGTGTACGGGTTAATAACTTGGCTTTGAGCATTTCGTTTACCGTATACTTTGTTTCATCCGTGCCGGCGGCAAGCAGATAGCACCATACAATAGTGTTAGCTTTATGCGCCTGTGGTATCGTGTCCGCACAACCGCGCCCTACGGTCATTGTGCCAGTTTTAAAATCCACAGCATCAATTCTGATGATCTCATCGTCAATCATAACCGCTTCGGCGTACTGTAACGCTGCGTAATCGCCCTCTAACTTAAATTTAAACGTGGTTTGGTACGCTGTCGCAGGCTCTTCGAGTTTGATATACGGTGTAAATGAGCCGGTCGTCGTTTGCGTATAACCGGCACCCGCATCAACTAACATCTCATAACCGACCGACAGTGCGCTCGGTTGAGTTGCCAAGCTCCACACAAAACAATCGGTCGGTTTAACAAATGCAAACTCCGCTTCACTTAACACCAGTGGTAACACGTGATACGGTACCTCAAGTAATCGCGCCTCATTAATCGGCTTGGCGGTGTAATCCGGCGGCACATAAAGCGACTCGCTTTTTTGTGTTGAGTAATTTGCAGCCGGTAAACCGAACACATCTTGCATACAAGTCACTATAAGCTCGCTTTCATTACCATTTTCAATAGCACCGACACGAAAAACCGCACTTTCAATTCCACGTTCCGGTAAATGTACTTTAAACACATCGCCGTGTTTCAATTCGCTGGCACGCATATCAAACACAATCTTCATGTTAAACTGCTGGCGACCATCTCTAAATCACGTTGTGCAAGGTGAGCGGCTAAATCAAAAGTCGGCACGCCTTTATATTCAACGGTTTTTGCGATAACACCGTGCATTTGCACAGACGCAATATTATTCGCAATGGCTTGGTCTTCACGGTTTGTCACCGGGTCGCGCCATTTCACGATAATTTGATTGGCTGTTGTATCGGTTGCCGAGCTGTCATCATCTTGCACCATCAAAATCCCATTATCATAGTGAAATGTGGACAAATCGTCGGGGTTATAATCGTTACGCAATAAACGAATGGCTTGCTTACCTGTTTCCACGTTGTCGTATTGCACCGCGCCAATATGGTCGATAACCTGTTGCATAAACTCTTTAATCGAGCCTTGGCGATTGTAGCGTAAGCACAATCCGAAGCCTTCTTCATAGAGCGTGTCTGCAGCTTTTTTGTAGCTGTCTAAATCAAGATCACTTAAGTCCTTTTTGCCACCCCAGCTTTTATTGGTGGCACACTCAACAAGGATATGCGCAGGGTTCATAGCATGAATTTGACGCGCATTTTCTTCTTGCTCTTTTGTCAGTCCTGACATTTTTAACGTGTCGTTGCGTAACATAATTTTGCATTTTTCCGGATACCACACCGTACCGTTAAACCAGCCTTTTAATGCCCGTCGCACACGGTAACTATGTTTTTTCGGGTACGCGTTATAACAACTAATCAGCCCGCTAAACACCGTGGAAACAATACCGCGGAAGCCGGGAATCAAATCATCTTTTGCAAGATTGCTTTCAGTCACATTGCCAGCAGAGAAAAAGTCTTGCTGAGCTTGCTGTTTTTTGCGTTGTCCTGCCTTACGTAAGCGGGAGTTATTCGGTTGGGCAGGAGCAGGGTTTTGATTGCCCTTTAACAGATTAACTAGCATTTGCGTTGGTTTTTGGTCAGGCTCACCCATGAGAATCTCTAACCGCCCTTGAATACCGCCTTCGCCACCAGTGTTTTCACCCCCGAACAAGTTTGGCTTGTCAATATAAGTCGCTTGTGAATGCGTTAGCTCTCCTGGCTTACCGACATACGCCGATTTATCATCAATGCGTAACTCCACAATCTCATCTACCGGTCCGCGTCCCAGCCCCGAATGAATATCCCAGTAGTAACGATAACCGACCGTTACCGCACCGCCTTTGCGTTTGCCACCCATTATTTTTCCCCTTTCGTTTGTTGTGCTTGTTTTGCGGCAGTCACGCATTTGCGTGCAAACACGCTACCGGTGGCTAAGAATTTTTCAGAATCAATTCCATTTTGCAAAAAGTCGTTGAAATCCCACCCCTCGCGCTCAAAGAACGCTTGTACACCTGCCGCGCAAAAATGCACACGGCGCATATCTTGTATCGTGATGACCATTTACTTATCCTTTTTTAATTTCAGTGGTACGATAGTTACCGTGCGCTAATACTTGCCAATCTTCTGTCCAGCAATCGCCGAAAAACACACATTGTGGTGTCCCTTCATTCGCTTGCGGGAAATTCCATTCGTCGCTTGAAACCGCTTCCGGTCCTTGTCCGCTACGTTGTTTTGGCGCAAGCGCTTGATTTAATAAATAACTGACCGCAAGCACTGCAACATATTTAACGACCGCCCAACCAATGGCTGCAAACATAACGTTCTCCTTTTAAATTAAAATACCCGTGACCCATCATAAGGCGATTTATTCGGCATGTGCGGAATACCACCGAAATTCAGCATATTGTTAAATTTTTTAGGCAAGTAGTTGCCCGTCCGTCACAGCCGGGGTACACCTTAATCGTTGTGCCAACAGACAGCTTTTGTGTACCACCCATTAGGGTAATTTGGTTATTTTTATGTACCGTTACCGCCCGTACTTCGCGCACGCCGTCACTATCCGTCCACTCAATAAAGCTGGTGTTAAACCAGCCTTCAGGTAAATTTTCAGGCACATCTACGGTGAGTGTTGTCCCGTTTAACGCTTTAATCACCAAACCTGCAACCGCAAAATTTTTCGGATTAACTCTGCAATCGTAATCGTAGAGCGTATAAGGGAAGTTACGTCCCCAAGTTAAGCGCAAGCCCGCACTTTGCATTGTGGAAGATAGCCCCGCAGAAACTAATTCCGTCTTATGTACATCAGGGCGTTTTGCTTCAATAATCGTACCAATCCAAACTACCCGTAATTCTTGTTCTTGATAATGCAAGCGCATAATCATCACCTTAACGGTTTGGCTCGGTGGCATACCACGATACAGCAATGCCACAGGGTTATTGCTCGGTAGCACAATATTGATATTCTCGCCCGTGCGACGACCGCTATCACTGATTGCGGTTGCCAGCCATTTTTCATTGTTTACGACAATGTCTTGGTCAGCATCACAAAAACGCCAAATCTTTTCATCATCGCCGCGGGTAAATTGATAAAGCGTAACGGGCTGACCATCGGCAACAGAATGGGTTTTATCTAAATAATTCACGTTTTAAATCCTTTTTAAATATCGTTTAAATGTCGTTTAAATCATTAAACTTCGAGTTCATCATGTAAGCCTCGGAAGCTAACCATCACACTTGCCACCGTATCAGTGTGGTGCTTCCAGTCAATCGTGTCGCTCTCTAAGCGTGAGAGTGTCAGAAAAGAAATCTTAGCCACTTGTTCACGCTTTAAATTTAACACTTCACCATCCAGTGCAAGCCGTTCGGTTTGGTTGTTGCTTACCGTTGCGGCTAAAATCCGGCGGTAATGCACGCTGCCGTCGGTACACTCAATGCGAATGTCTTGCCGTCCCGCCTGTTTCAATAAGCAAGTCGTGTAATAAACCAGCTCAATATCGAGATTTTTGCCGACAATATCGTTTGCTAGTGTTAAATCTGATGTCGAACTTGCTACCCAAATCGCTTTTTGTCTGCCACGTAAGTAGTAAAACAGTTGGCGCAGTTGGTGTTGTGCGTCAATCCCATTTAACAAGAAACGATGGTTTGTGAGCTGAAACGCATTTTTCGCCGTATCTAAGTAATGTGGTAAGGCGGTGTCGTTATCCAGTTGTTTAATCAAACGCAAGTATTGTGCGGTAATATCTTCTGACCATTCGCTGGTTGGCTCTAACACGGGATGCCCACGATAAGTCGGCAAGTGACGAATATCGGCAGCATAGCCATTGTGCTCGTGAATTTGCAGGCGAATTTGTGCGGTTGCCACGCCATCACTTAAACGAGTAAGTTGTGGCATATCGGTCAGCACGGCGGAGCGCAACGGATAGATCTGTGTGTGAGTATCAAAGCGATGCAATAACGGGCGCTTTATTTCAAGCTTATCAGGCTCAATGCCAGTAATATCCACCATTTCACGTTTGTTCCCGTTCATCAAAACCGCACGTCCTCCGACATAAAAGTCAAAGCCTGTTGTGGCGAGTGAAAGGGTTCTATCGCCTTGTTTGGTTGGCTTAGCCAAATAAACTCGATGCGTGAAAATCGGCAACGCCCACACTCTTGCGCCGTAAGCATAGAGCATATTTTCTAAACGCTGACGTTCTGTTCCAACGGTAGAGACTTTAAATTCAAAGGTTCGACGGGGTGATAAACGTTTTGCAATACGCTGTTCCGCTCCGGTAATTGATTGATGCACGGTCGTTAAAAACTCTAGTTTTTCAGTCACGTCTTCAGACCAATCGGGGAAAAATTCCCAGTCGGTAGAGCGCGAGCCAATAATGCGCAACGTAACCGGATTTTTGCCCGCAATCGTAAAAGTTACTGTGCAATCAATTTCCGCCGGACCGTTCATACTGACTTTAACCGTCCACTTCTTAAGTGCCAGTGCGCGTAGCGTGAGTGGCGTTTGATTGCCGGTTAGCGTAATGCCTTCGCCATCTTGTATATCTACCTTGGTTAAATTGACCGTGTGTCGGTTCGCATTCCACAAGTGCACATCAAACACTTGTTCAGTTGAAATTGAGCCTAGATTAACTGTATGCGGAATCACAAGCACACGGCTGTATAAATCGCTGTAGTAGTTCGGCGCAATATAAGCCTGTAACGACTGAGCTAAATCTAATAACTTGCCTTGCCGGAGTTTGCCTGACATTGTCGGCATAAGGCTTGCAGCAATACGTGCTTTGCCACGATAAATCGGCAAGCGGTCTAAATAGGCGGTATCTTTAGACGCGAGGCTTTTACCACTTGTTACAATATAGCCATTGATATTTGCCATTATTCAACCATCCGATAAGCCACGCCTTGAATCCCTGAGTTGTTTTTCCCTTTTTCAATATAACTTTCATTACGCACGTCATATTGCGCACTCGGAATAATCATCCATTTCTCGCTATTGATGGTCAGAATTTGACGGGGCGAGAGACACAACCATTGTGCATTCATAGCGATCTGCAAGAATACCTAAACGGCGAAAAATACCATCAATACCATGTGCAATTAAGCTGTGTGGACACGGTATTAACGATTGCCCGAACTTAGATTGACTGTAATAGACAAGTAAGGCATCAGGATGATAAGTATTTTCGTCTGTTGTCATCGCCGCTCTGCCGAGTGTAAGCAGGTATTTGCCTTTATCCGCATTACTCAAATCTTTATAATCTGAAACATTTACGGGAGCGAAATACCAAGGTGTCCGTTTATCGCCACTGATACCGTCGGCACGGACAACCGCTTGATTGCCACGCGCCCCGTTAGAAAAGCCGTAAGCGTGGTCGCTATTTTGATAATGCGCGTAGTTCTTTGTGATATAAGTGCCATAGGTATATTGACCGCCGGTATAAGTGCCTTCTTTGTTTAACGTGCCAATGCCAAAATGCCGAAATTTTTCCGCTTCAATTTGCACGACAACGTGTAAATATTGCGCCGTGCCGAAAAAGTCATAAGACGCATAATTGCCTTTTTCTAACTGAGAGGTTGCCGTGTCGATTTCACGATAAGCGTGCGCTCTTGATGAACCGGGCTGTTCATGGCCTTTTTTACTGGTATCGAAGCCGGTATTCACATAAGTAAACAACTGATTAACTTCAGGCTTAAACATAAGCGACCAGTAGCCTTGCTCGTTGTGTAAGCACAGCAAATTATCTTCCGACTTATCTACTACCCACTTTAAGCCTTGAGCAAACTCACTTAATTTTTTAAGTAGTTCCTTAACGTCTTTTGCGTTACCCGTTTGATATGCCATGCTTAATACTCCGTTGTTGTCTCAATCACAAAATAATCCTTGGTTGCTACACGATAGCCACCGTTAAACACCAGCCCTTTTCGTCCTTCAGTAATAGTGACTTGATCGCCTGCTGCTCGCTGAATACCCGGAATCCAATACACGCCATCAAATGTGCCCCAACGGTTACGTCCTTGGCTAGAATCCTTGAGACTGATAAATTCAACAGGTATCAATGGATAAGCACCGCCTTGGCTTTCGCCCATTGAATCAATACTGCGTGGCTGTTGATATGAACTGAAAAGCTCATAATTACACAACGGGAATAGCGATTGTCTGCGTGAATCGGTACGCAAGTTTTTGTAACTGCTGCCGTAAAAGTCACGCCAGCTTTGGTCAGGTGTAAAAAGCCAACAATTACCATATTTAGCGTCTATGATTGATGAATGCAATTCACCTGTTTGTGAGTAGCGTACTCGTACCGCACGGTTGTTTTCATCCACAATCGGTGCGCTACCGGCAACACAAAGCGGATAGGGGTATTCTGTCGGCGGCACGGTCGGTAAAATAAAACCGAGATAAGCACTTGAACACACTTGCGAAATGCGTGTGATAATTTTGCAACAACGTCCACTTGCGACAATGTGATATTCGATTGGACGGTTATCCGCAAACAAAACAACGCCAGGGGAGGCATTAATTAAGCCTTTGTCAATTTCAGCTGGCGTAACCGCTTTTTCATTGAAAAACGTGCCGCCCCAAAAGTTAAGATTGTAAGTATCAGCTGAAATTAAGTTATCGGTTGAAGCCACAAGATAAATATCTTGTTCAACGCCGGTACCGGTTGATTTCCACGCAATTTGACGGATTTCTTTTTGTGTTGCGGTTTCGGTCAATTTACGGTCAAGTAATACTGTCCACGCTTGTCCGTCGCGCTTGAGTGTTTCATCTTGTGTTAGAAACTTATTGATTTTGTCTAATAAATCACGCTCGTTTTCTGCTGTGCCTGTTGTGTATGCCATTAGCCTAACTCCTGTTTTAATGTCTGTTTATTCGCCCTAATCACGGTCATTACCGCACGTTCACCCGCGACCGTATTAATGCCTGCCGTGAATAATTCCGCACTATCCACCGCTAACGTTTGTTGGATAGTTACAGGGCTTGCTACCGCCTGTTGTCCTGCCGTGCCGTTTTGCATTTCTTGGGTCAATGTTAGCTCGTTGTATGACGGCATTGATGGTGCAGAGATCAATCCACCGGTGGCATATTTACGTAAATGACCACGATTAATTGCATGTAAAAAGCCCACGCCATATTTCTGCACACTTGCCGCACGCACCACAAACTCACCATTGGATAACCGTGCCGGGATGGAGTCCGAAGTGCCTGTTCCCGGTCCGGAAATAAAACCACCGGTGGCTGCCGTCACGGCTGCACCCGCACCGCCGAAAAAGCCACTAATGGCACTGGTCGCTTGCATTGCCAGTTGTTGTGCGGCAATCTGCGCCATGCTGTTTATCACGGTCAGGGCTAATTGTTTTACCGCATCACCCAAGCTCATTGTGCCTTCAGCAAGTCCCATCAATGCGCTTTGGATACCTTGTGTTAAACCCTGTTTAAACGCATTTTCAAGTTCGTTTCCTGTCTGTTTAAGCTCTTGAATTTTTACTTTCATTTGTTCAAGCATTGCGCCGGCTGCTTCGCCTTGCGCACCGGGCATTTGTGCTAATCTTTCCAGGAGCGGTAATTGTTTTTCAATTTCTGCTACCGTTTGCGCATACATATCTTTTAAGCGTTGCTGTCCTTCAAAGTGTGAAATAAGCCCGGTTTGTACTTGCGCTTGAATCTGCTGTTCTTTGGCACTTTGTGCCTGCATCACTTTGTTAATTTCTGCCTCAATGCCATTTAACTGAACCTTGGCTTCTTCCAGCGGTAACATTTGCTTAACCAAATTAATGCCGTCTTGGTTATTGGCTTTGCTAAATAAAGCGAGTAACTGGTTGTATTTACTTTGTACATCAAGCAGATCCGCTTTTGCCGTTTGTCCGGTTAAGCGCAAGTAATCACTATTGAGTTCGCGTAGCTTATTTGTGGCTTCTTCTGCCGTACGTTTTGTATCTTGTGCCGCTTTTTTCGCATCACTTTCCGCTTTACGTTGCGCTTTATTCGCTTCCACTTTTGCTTTTCTGTCCGCTTCCGCCTGTTCACGCAGTTTTTTCTGATTTGCTTCAATCGTTTGATAGAGTGCTTCTGCCTCTTTTTTCTGCTCATCCGTCCAATTGCTATTGTTACGTGCATTATCAAGGTTCTTTTCAAGCTCACTCATTCCCGATTGACGTGCGCGGGTACGCAGTTTTTCTAGCTCATCGCCGCCTTTTTTCTCTGCTTGCTTTTGCTCAAGTTGAGTTTGCAAGCCAATGGCTTCATTGATTTTGTTGATAAAACCTTGCACTGCATTGCCCGACATCCCTGCTTGTGCGGCAATGCCTTCAAATTTTGTACGCATCGCTTCTAAGCGTTCGATTGCCGTCGTGGAGGCTTGGCTCAAATCTTTTTTGAGCTTTTGAGTGAGTTCTTCCACTTCCGTTTTCATCGCAAGGGCTTCGGTTTCACTTGCTTTGATTGCTTCTGTGAGCAATTTCACTGCTTCAGGATGTTGCGGGTCGCCAATTTCCGTTAATTTTTCTGCTAATGTACCGCCGGCTTCGATGGCTGCGTCCCAAGCCACTGCTAATTGCGTTTGCGTAATATTGGCTAATTCGCTGCTAGCCGTACTCATTGAGTCAATTTTTTGCTGTAGCTCATCAATTTGCGCATTAAGCGCATTTACTTCATCGGCATTAATTAATCCGCCCATGACGCTAGTACGGCTTTGATTTAGCAATTTATCGCGCTCGGCAATGAGTGCTTCAAGTTTTTGTTTCGCTTCATCTAATGACGCCGTATTAACTTTGAGCTGTTCAAGGCGATCACTAAAACCGCCCATTTCGCCCAATTTGGTACGTGCTTCGACTAAGGCGTTAGTTTTCTCAATATTGGCATCAAGCGTAGTGAGAGATTGGGCAAATTGACGTTCAACTTCTTCCTCTTGGCTTTTTAAATACAGATACGCTGCACTCAGCCCTGCAATAGCCGTAATCGCCAGCCCAACTGGTCCGCCGATTGCCGCAAATAATCCCGAGCCTACATTGACGGCAGCAGCTCGGGCTTTGGCAACAGCAAGCGCACCATAGGCTTTTGTTGCGCGCCCGACCGATACCGTCTCGCCATTGACCGCTTGCATTAAAACTACAGTCGCTTGTGCTTGACGAACAGAAGCCGTTGCACTAGCGTTAATCGCTGCCATGTGCGCACTTTCCGCGATCACTGCTTTACTTTTTAAGCTAATGCTAGTGTACATGGCTGATAAATAGCGCGCGGTGTATGCCGTGCCGACTAAAATGGCAATGCCGGCTAAACCCTCGAGATGATTTGCCAACGTCGAAATCGCCGTCGAAACAAGGGTAGATGCGCTCAGCGTTTTATCGGTATTGCCGACAAATTCAAGCCAAGCGTTAGAGAGTTGCGTGACCGCTTTGCCAATCGTCAATGGCATTTGCTCATATTGTTTTTGAATACTGTCTGCACCTTCAGCCACGGCAGTCATAATCACTTGCGTGGTTAATTGACCTTCTTCCGCCATTTTGCGCAACTCGCCTCGGGTTTTGCCGAGGGATTTTTGCAAGAGTTCTAAAATAATCGGGGCTTGTTCAGACACCGAGTTAAATTCTTCGCCACGTAATGCACCGGCTGCCATACCTTGTGATAACTGAATGATTGCTGCTTGCGCTTCTTGTGCACCAGCACCGCTGACTGTCATCGCCTGTGAAACGGTTTTCGTAAAGCGCAAGATTTCTGCCGAGTTTGCCGAGTCGCCTAATGAACGAAAAACGCGCGTGTAAAGCTCCGCCGTAGCAGAAAATGCTGTCCCCGTTTCTTGTGCTACAGTCATCAAGCCATGAAAAGTGCCTTTAGCTTCAAGATTTGAGCGAGAAACTAATTTAATGCGTGCTTCAAGGCTTTTAAATTCGTCACTGGTTTGCACTAAATTGCCAATCGCCACATTACCCAAAGTTAAGCCAATGGCTTGTTTTTTTAATTCGGCTAATTGCTTACTGATAGATTCAACACCAGCACGGGTTTTGCCAAGCTTTGATGCTGCCTTATCGGCTTGTTGTGCGTGCTTTTCGGGCAAGCGACCATCGGGCAAGCACTCGGATTAGGCACATTGACTTATCCGTTGATTGCTTTTATCATTGCAATTTTTAGATCGCCTTTTGCATTCTTATTAAGCTTAATATTTGCTCCTAAAATTTAACCTCGCACTATGTCGAGGTTAAATCGTTTAGATAACCGGTCACCTCTTTACCACCATTTACCCCATAAGCTACATCTACCGTGCGCGCAGCTCTTAAACGTCGCTCACGCAAAATCGATTGCTGATAAAACAGCGTTATCTGGCGTGCCGTGTAATACTGAATTTGGTTAAAATCATGTCCGCTTGCAATCAATTGTTCAATAAGCTCTGCCCAGTTTATTTCTGCTTCTGCGCTTGTTGCAGTACCGCTTTTTCTAACATCGGTTGCAGCGCCTGACGGGTAAAAAAATCACTATTGACCGTCCACCACATCATCAATACCGTTTCCGCATTCTCGCCGGTTAAGTTTTGCACCCATTCCAGCGGCTTATTGATAGATAAGCTCACCATGGTTAAAACATCTTGATAATGTTCTGCGAGCAAACTCATCAATGGGTCAAGTCCGAATTGCGTGTCAGCTTGTGAAAGCGTAGTGCGCAAATCCGTCACAAACGGCATAAACAAGGCTCGGTGTTGTAACTGTTGGATTAAAGAGTATTCTTTAACTTCGATTTCTTCACCGGCAATAGTCAATTTTTGGTGCGGGAAGAGTACATTTAATTCATCTTTTTCTTTTTGCATGACTGAAACCTAGAGAAAGCCCCTAAATACTAGGGGCAGAAAAAGCGTTATTTTTTAATTTTAACAACGCGCCCGAATCGACCAAGCGTGCTATCGCCCGTTTTAGTCGTATCGGCTAACACTTTGGCTTTCGCACTTAACGCATCAAGCGCATTTTCGTTGTTGATTAAATTTAATGCTTCCGTTGGGTTGAAGTTGATTTTGTACAACTCAACTAAGCTCCATTCATTCTCTTCAGCAAGGTTGATTCCCTCGAAACGCAGGAATAAGTCTTTCGGATTGGTGGTTAAAAGTGCAATCACATCAACATCACCGTAGTTATAGGCAACGGTTAATTTCTTGCTTTTTTGTTCTTTTAAAAACTCAATCGTCCCGAAAATCGCATCAACAACAAAATCCGTGTTTTCTTTTAATTCAGCAATTTTTACATCGCTCACATTTTGATGTGCCAACGCAATACGATCACCAACTTTAATATCGTCAGGCAATGCTTCTTTTGCCACATTACCCGCTTTGATTGTGCTGGCTTCGCCTAAGAGCATTAAGCTCAAATTCTCTTTGCTCATCTCGTGGAATTTAACGGAAACTTCGCCGGATTTGCCGGTGATAATTTTGCGCACTTCTTGGCGATTGCCCGAGTATGATTCTTTATGGGTAAAATCCTCGACGGTCAGTGAGACATTTAACTCTGATACATCACCGACCCAGCGAAATGCGCCAGCTTGCCCGTTTGGTAAACGTTCTGCAAGATAGACTGCACCTTGCCCGTAAGAATACGTTTCTGTTCTCATTCATTTTCTCCTTTATCTTCAAATTGAATATGGTTATCAGATGGCATTACGCTATCTTCAGGAGCTGTGTACTCTAGAGGAACGGCTGTTGCGTTCTTCGTTTCTACTGAAGATTGGAATTCACTACAACCGATTATTAGACCCACTTGTTGCTGTATTAAGAATGCTGCATCAGCATCACTCACTTGTAATTTATCACCAGGAGAATAAGTTACGCCGGCATGAATATGAGTTTTGATTAATTTAATCTCTTTCATCTGCTTTTTCCTATGAGCATTTTAGTTTGATACGTTTCCATCCATGCAAGATAGCTATTGCTGTAATCCAATGCATCTCCACGCACAAAATACGTCTGTTTTGCACCGGTAATAGTCGGAACCCATCCCATCAATTGTTCACGGATTTTGCCAATTACCGGATGTGAAAGTGCGAGTTGTGGATTATCTGAGCTATACTGATAAGATTGCACAATCACAATGACCGAAAAACTGACTGTGACCATTTGGCGTACAGCAATGTCACTTTGATGAGCAATTTCACTATTAGGAACCACATATACTGCCGGAGTTGGTAGTCCTGTTTGGCTTAAATTAGAAATTGAACGATATTCCGCCGTACTGCCTATATGATGAATATAAGTAGGCATCAAAGGTTTAAGTTGTTCAATGACTTGTTTTAAGTCAAAAGGTGCGGTCGAATTAAACATAGTCTTTTAAACTCTCATCCGTAAATATTCGGTCTTTTTTCACAAACTTTGGACGACCAGATTTCAACGCTAAGGTGTCTTCAAGCCCAAGGCTAAATTTCGCTTCTGCAACCAGTTGTAGCATTTTTAATGCATCGCGATAATCACGTACAATCGGATTATTTTTTTCTTCTGAAATTAGGTGCAAATGCAAGTTATAACGAACTATTGCTCTTGCCCATGTCGTTAAAATACGAGGTGTATTTTTAAAAGGTATGCGATAACCACGTTGGCGCAAATATCCATCAATCGATGCACAACTATCGGCAATGACTTCATTAATCCGAGTAATGATCGTTAATCCATATTCAACGTCTGCTGATGGAAACTGCTTCGTTTCATCATCTCGTAACAAAGCATTTAATACCTGATGAGAAACTGGCGCAAAACCCGGTTGAGCCGTAACTTGTGCTAGCTCAACCGCCCCCGGTTTTTCACATAACTGTTGTAGATTGATGTACATAACAGTGCCTAAGCAATAACATTTTCAAGGAAGAAACCAAGATCAGGAGCCGTGATTAATTCTTTCACCGATTCACCAACGCGGACGTTATAGCCACCACGCATTCCCATGTTTTCATCAAAAATATCGCGTACTTCACGAGTGCCAAATTGTGCAGTCAGCCCAAAGGTTGTTCCACCATTTGTATCCGCTAAACGATCACGATAAATCAAGGCACAATGATTTCCCCAAGCCTGCTGAAGGACTGCTTTTTTGGCTTGATTAACGGTATTAATTAATGCCTGACCGACATAGATCTCTTCTAATTCAAATAATTCTTTGAGATATTCAAGCGGAACAAGTCCTTCATCACCCAAAGAGCCGTTATACGCTTTAATAATGGATTTATTGGTACGTAATGCCGTTGCCGCTTTTTGACCTAACATCATAATATTCGGTCGCATAACAGGAGTATCTAATGCACTTAATAGATCTGCGATCGGTTTACTGTCATCATGTGACCATTGGTTATTGCCGGATAACGTTTTTGTTAATCCATTGGCATAGGATTTTTTGTTAAAAACGAGGTTTGTGGTACGTACTTCTCGACCTAATTCAATTAAATTTGTAGTTTGTTCCGTCGCACGTCCTTTCGGGTTATAGTTTGTTGGCTTATTAGCAATATCCGCTAACGGTACTGGGGCATCGAGTGCAAAATCTTCAGTGGATGACGTCAGTTGCGTTGCACCAAATTCCACTTGATTTGGACGTGATGTACGACCAACACGGGCATTTGGTACAGCAAAACCTTCGCCGAGATTATATTGAAGATACTTAAATTCTTGTTTGGCAACCGGCGTTCGTGGTAACACATCATCTGAAATCATACGACGGTTTCGATAAGCAATCGCGATAGCTGTAAGTGCGGGATCAACCGGAAAGTTGGCTTTACTCATTGTATTTTTCCTTTTTCAAAATATGTAAAAGCGTTTCATTTTTGTAGATATTAAGACGCTACAAAAATACCTGGTGCAATAAATAGTGAACAGATTTCATCTTCGGCACCATCTTCTTCAGCAATACCAACATAGGCTTGTTTATCCGTCGCCTTGACCGCACGTCCTTTATTATCGGTAGTTAAGTAATCGCCGCGTTTGATTTGCTCGCCATACACCACAGGCGCTAAGCCACTGCGTACGACATCAACGTGTTCACCCGGTTCTTTTGGTACTCGGGTAGAGACACCGAGTAATTTATCCGTAGCAGCTGTGGCTTGTTTGGCTGCTTCTTTTTCTTCACCATGATAAACAATGTGGTAGCCTTCGATTTTTCCTTCTGTCAAATAAGCTATTGTTAATTGGGTAACTTGAGTCATTTTTTTGAACCTCGCATAATGTAATCAACCGCATCAGTCATTGAGATGTTGATGCCTTTTTTTAACTGTTCAGCGTGATATTGCGCTGCCGCTTGAGCAATAGATTCACCATTGGCAAAATCTACCGCAGTTTTACTAGGCTCTACTTCCGGTGCGGATTTTTCTGCAAAATCTAATGGTTTTTGTGTAATGATTTCTTTAATCACATCTATGGCAGATTTCGAGACAGTTTGCGAACCATCCGAAAAAGAGATAGGTTGAGCAGCATTAGCAACTAATACTTCAATTAATGCCGCTTTTTGTGCTGGTAATACTTTGCCGTCCTTTACCATTTGTTCAGCAAAGTCCGTTGCCTCTTTTTGTTTTAGTGTCTTTTCAGCCTTGGCTTTTTCAGCTTCTGCCACCTTTATTTTTTCTTCACGCTCATTGAGTACGGCTTCACGTTGTGCGATTTCCTGCGCTTGTTTTTCAGTGGCTTCTTGTTCTTTGGTTTTATCCATGACATTCTCCTTGAAATCAGTTGAGTTATTTTTTCGGATAATTCATCAAAGGCAAAATCCGCAAATGCATTTTCGCCTTCAACATTTTGAGCAAAATTCACATCAGCGAGTCCCTTAACTGCGGGTGGTATTGCACCCAAAAAACCAATGTGACGTAAATAATAATGACCGGGCTTCGGATTACCGGGAGTATCCGGTAAAAAGATAGAAGCACTGCGTTTTTTATAACGACCTTCATTGACCGCTTCAGCAAAGGCTGCATCAACTTGTCCTACGTGGGCGTAAAGTGTGCCGTCCTCCACGCTAGTTTGTTTCACCCAGCCGTATGCCGGAGCGGTCAATGTCGGATGTCCGATAACAATCGGAGATTCGGATAATTGCGGGTCATAGCTGCCAGCAATGTCATTAAGCATATCTGTCGTAAAAGAAATCGCACGACCATCCATTGCAGTATGCGTGCCTAATTTCATAATAGGCATCTTTGTAAGTTTCATGTCGATAATGTATCTGTGGTTAATTCGATGAGGTCAGTATGACAGGCAGGAACGTATTTGTATTTTGGACGCGTCTAGAATGTATTCGGTAGGAAAAAAGTATAATGAGTAAGTGGTGAGATGATTTATTGGCATTTAAGGCGTTTATAAATGTTTATAAACGCCTTAAAAAGTATCTAAGTAATCATTTATAGAATCAATATTAAAATAGCTTTATAAGCGTTTTACGCATTAAATACGTTTTCAAGGTGATTGCGTGCTATTTCAATTAATCGTTGTTCATTGTCAGCAGAAAGCCCAAGCCATGGACGAGCCGGAATGATGGTACTTCGGGCATATGACGTATTATTACCTGTACCAAGTTTTAACATTTTGTTATTTTGGGGTTTTATAGTACCGCCAAATTGGTGAATTGCGGCATAAGGACGATCAGAGCCGAATACTACACCTTGATTATCTGCTTGATAGCGTAATGTACCGCGTAGATCGCCATGTAGAGTAAGAATTTTATCTTGATTATATTTCTTGCTATCCAATGGTTGCCAAGGTGTACCATCAGGGGCTTGCTGTTGGGTAAATCGGATAATATGGATCTCTAATAAAGTTTCCCCCATCTCGCCAAACATAGCTTTCGGATTAGCTAAAGTTTGTACTGCCTTATTTAAAATAGTAGTAAGCTGTTCGGTATTGATTTCAACCTTGACGCCACTCATATTGTCTCCTATGATATATACAGTTCGTATCGGGTGGGCAGTCTCCGCCAAGACCTCCAATCCCACACCCGACGAAACTCACCTGTGGCGGCGGGTGAGTTTTTTTTACTCTTCATCGCGGTAATACAGCATAACGCCTGTGCGTACTTGTTCAAGATATTCGCTATTATCCGGCGCAAAAATCGTAGTACCTTCCCAACCGTCCTTGCCAACATCAAATACCGCCAGCGCAGGCACTTCTTGTTTGCCATCATCTAGTTTAAAACGGGCAATATAACGACGGCGTACAATTAATAAATTTAAATGGTGATGATGTTCGGCTCGTACCCAGATTTCATCCGGTGCTTTGAGTGCCTGTGCAAGTATTTTCAGATAAACTTCACGCCCACGCTTTTTCACTTTGGAATGACCGCTGCGTGAGGTAAATAACGCCTCACTGATCACTAAAGGTTCACCGAGAATATCCTCAAAGATCACCGGATTTTGCTTGGTTGCCCCAAATTCCGATAGGAACGAGTTAATATAAAATGCGTCATCCTTATCAATCGGCAAGATTAATTTATGCGAAATCGTACGCGGTTGTGGCATTGGAATCGGTGTATCTTGACGATGAGGATAAAACGTTACTTTGCGCGGTTGCTCATTATTATCTAACGGTGGTAGTGTATGAGCATGAAGCCGAGAAGCCCCTGGTATATGCTCAAAGCTAGGGTCAATCCCTTTTGGTACTTTAACTAAACGTGGGTTTAGACCTCGTTTACCAACCAATTTTTCTTCCCATTCAATCACAGGTGCGTTATCCGGTTTTAACCCTAATTTATCCATATAGGCTTGACTACGAGCAATGACAGTGCATTGATAACCCCAGGCATTAATAGGGAAATGAGTTTTCCACCATGGATCGTCATGACGTAGAATCAAACCGTCCCAATGCATATGTTCAACCCTTGGGTGAGTGACTGCATCACTATGAACATATTCCCAATAGGGCATGGTTTCTTTTAACTCTTGCAGTTGCGCATAACGCCCTGCCTGATAGCTACTACGTAAATTCATTTCGTAAATGACTCGACTACGCCAGTTCCGCCCGCCGTTATATTGCCAACTCTTCCAGTGTTTTACCGTTTTCAATGAAGTCTTGAATAGAGTTGGTAAAATCTTCAATGATTTCACGGCGATTCGCCCCAGCAACGACAGCTGCATAATCATGTTCCGCATTATAAATATCAGTCCATGTGGCTGTTGGTGTCGGAATTTTACGCCGATAAAACGCAATTTGTTCGTTAAAGGGGACATTACCATAAACAAGATTATTCATTTTGTTTTGCCTCACTGATTACCGTCTCACGCCCGCTTAAATGTGCCGCACTAAGCGCAATTTCCATTGCTTCGACATAGCGGGCTAAATCCATTTCAGGCATTAAGGTTAATAATTCATCACGTAACTGTTCAAGAGATTCAACATTATTTGCTAATGCCAGCACTTGGCTTATCCAGTCATCAATTACGGGAGCAAGGGTATTATCTAGCTGATTTACCATCTGTGTGGGTATATCTTGTTCATTACTTGCAGTCTGTGCAAAATCCACCTTATTTTTGACCGCACTTTTGCTGTTTTCGGCAGTCGTGGTTAAGTTTTCCGCCTTTTCCCATTCACCGCCGTATGAGCTTTGAATTTGTTTTAAGGTTGGACGATAACCCGTGGTTTCAAAGACTTTTTTATCTCGTTCGGCTTTTTCGTTTAAATCTTCTGATTCTTCAAACATTCTGAATATACGCGGTGGCTTCGCGTTAGCAAAATTCATTTGCGTAAGCCAGGTTACCGGACCACGGTTAAAGAATTCGCAGATAACGTCAGAGTCAGCTTTAATAATGGATTCCAGTACTTTTTCCTGTAAATCATCGTTGCCTAATCGCCCCGGTGTACCGCCGGATGATGATGTTTGTCCTAATACGACACGCTGAATAGTCTCATTCATGGTGTCATATAAGGCTTTATAATCACCGGTTCCGCTACGTCCGGCACTGAGTAATTCAATAGGCATATCTGCTGGCACAATAATGCCGCTATCGGATTGGATAGCGTATAAGGATTCCAATAATTTATTCTGTTCTTCAATAGACGCATTTGGCTGATATCGTCCAAGTGCGGTCGGCATACCGAATTTTTCTAAAAAAATCAGCCAAAATTTTACGCCGTTACGTTTAAATTTGCTTGCCCAATAAAGCCAGTGAGCAAGTCCAATACCGTAAGGCTCATCATCATGATCAGAACCCACGCAGAATGTCCAAAAATAGGGGGACGGACATTCAATACCTTCAGTCTGATTTTCACGTGTTAATAAATGTAATTCACCTTTTGGGGTAAAACGAAAACGACGCCGGTTACGTACTTTAATATCTGCAATATATTTTACGTCTTCATTGATTTGGTACAGTAATTCAGCTACTGCATAACCGTAGAAAATGCCGTAATGCATCAATTTGCTAATGCGATCAAACCCAATTTGGTTTACCCAATCACAGATAAAATCTGCCGCGGCAATATCTTGTGGCTCATCGCTAGCAGGTTCAACAACCCATTCACGGGCAACTAATGCGTCCTGACGTTGGCTGAAAGTGCGTTTGACTTCTTCATCAATTAATACATCTTCATATAAAGTTAAATCACCACCGCCGCGACCGCGTAATACGCCGTCTTCCGGCTCTGCTAATGCCCCCACATAACCTTTCGTAATATCTAATCCATCACCTGTTGCCGCTATTTCGCGGTTAAGCTCCGGCTTTTTATGTTTACTTTTAAACCAGTCTTTAACTGACATATTTAATATCCTCTGAAGTCATTACCACCGCGAATTGAACCGAAACCTCGCCCTGTGCGAACGCGTTCAAAACCATTGTCATTAAATAATTGGGTGGTTGTACGCGCACCTGTAGAACGAAAATTGATCTCAAAACTTTGGTCGGTACGGTAAGCATAATGCAACAATAGATACGCAATCGCCGCATCGCCATGGCGTTTAGTCTTGTTTTGTTCGACAGTGCGTTTATCCGGCAGGCGTGGAATGCCTTTTACCACTTGAAAAGCACGTAAATATGCTAATACATCATCATTTTTTACAATATCGAAAAGCGTGTCATCTTCTAAAGCTGCTTTAAACGGGGCGGTGTGTTCGCGATACCAGCTTTCACTTAACATTACGCCTTCTACAATGGCACCATAACGATCAAACGCTTTTTCTGACAAACTCTGTCCATTACCTCTTGCATCATTTGCCGCTTTACTAAAACGTGGTAAATGATCACCAATATAGAAATAAATCTGTTCTTGTTGAGCAAACGGTATATTAGAGAGTTCCAATAACAGCACATTTTTGAGACGAATATCAGATTGTTCTTGCCCAACTGCGATAACAGATAAGTCACCGCTACGCGCAAAGTCCATGCCTAAAAAATGCCTTTGTTTTTCCGGTAGTGCCGTTAATATCGGATAAAGATTTTCATCACACCACTGTGCAATTTCTCTATTACGAACTGGCTCTGGCTGCAGGGCAAAATCATCTTTTTTCTCTAAGCAAAGTCGAGGCGTATCTGAATTCATACGGCTTTCAATTAGCGCGCGCGTTAGCCACGCACCACCGGAATTACGCGGAATACAATCTAATTCTTCTGCAGCTGCATCTCCGTAAGAAGCGCGTATTTCAGCCACCCACTCATCTTGTGCTTGCTGTGAAATACGTCCTAATCGCAAGCAAATTCGCTGATATAAACCGTCTTTAATGGCATCATCAAAGGTAATGGTATGTAAGCTGTAAGGCTTCTTGCCGGCACGTATATCATTAATCAATTTATTAAACGGATTATCTACACCGTTATGCGTGTTGATGATATGTACTTGACCGCCCCACATGAGTAATGCCATAGCAGCTTTGAGTAATTCCGGTAGATCGTCGTGGAATGCAGCTTCATCAATAATTACACGCCCTTGTTTTCCACGCAGGTTAGACGGACGACTGGACAGTGAGGTAATACGCCAACCACTGGCAAAGCGGATGACATAAGCAAGAATAGCTTTTTCTTCATCGCCTTCTTTGAACACTTCTTCGGTTTCTTCAATTTCGTCTGTGGCAAGTCCATAGGCTTTTGCCCAGTTACCGCAATCACGAATAAACTCTAACGCCATTTCACGGTTATAGCCGATATACCAGCTATCCATTCCTTGCTGTGAAGAGGCTAATAAGGCGGTATCTGCTGCTTCGCCCCGAGATAACCCGATACGGCGGGATTTTTCGCAGACTTTAACCGGTGTAGTGTCGGCACACCAACGCTGTTGATAGGGCAGTAACACCGCCGGTGTGCGGTCTTGTTCGGGCGTTAATTGATTGGTTTGCATTATGCAGTGATCCCTAAGATTTTTTGACGGATTTCATCGGTAGTTTCTGGGCTTAAGCCGCCTTTTTTGACTATTTTTTCCACTTCGTTTGCCGCAAGCGGTGCTTTAGCTTTCACATCAGCCTGGTATTTCTTTAAGTTAATGCTTGCACTAATGAGCGGGCTGATGTTTTTTCCCACAAAAGAGAGTGCAGAAAGTCGTTTCATCGGATCATCTTCATCCTTGATTTCCTGTAAGCTCATTAATGCCTGAAAAACTTCACTTTGGATCATTTCTAAAATGGCATCGCTTTGTGCGCTTTTTTCATTGCTGATATTTTCAGAAATCACTTTTGCCGCTTCTGCACTTGCTTTAATTGAAGCAAGACGTTGTTCTAGTTTCTGTCCGTAACGATGTACAGCACTTTTAGAAATATCATAACCACGGGCTTTCGAGGCTTCTTCAAGTTCACGATAGCCACTAAAATTATTTTCAACTAATGCCGCATAAAGCCAGTCTTTGACGGCTTGTGGTAGGTTTTTTACTGTCGAACGCTTCGGCATAATCATTTCTTACCAGTATTTTTCAGGACGTGCAATTCCAGGGCTTGCCGGTGAAGTATATTCCACAATATCTACGCCGTTACTTGTCAGCTTGGCGTGCCAGCGAGCCGTATCTCGTCCTTTGATTTCGATTAGTGCTTTACCGGCTAGATAATCTAATTCACGGCGCAGTTCTAATGCGGTTAGTTGCATTGGTACACATTGAATTGTGCTTAAAATCAGACTTTCCGCTGCACCAATAGGACGAGCATGGTCGAGAGTAAGTAAAATCAACCAGCGTACGTGTTCACGTTTGTTTTTATCAAATTCAATCATGTTAATTTCGTCCATACATTAAAATCACTTTATCTAATTTTTCGTTAATGGTATCGAATCGTGCGGAATTCACGGTTTCGCTACGAATGGCGTCCTCGAGCCGTTGATATTCATTCGGCATCGTTACTTTTAGTTCCATAACGGTTTTATTTGCAACTTCAGAAAGTTCTTTTGCTGCTTTAATATCATCATGTAGGCGACGATAACGTTCTTCACTAAACTTGAATTTCTCATTGAGTTTCGATTCAAATTGCGCGAGTAAAATTTTACCGAAGCCTATCAGCATACCTATAATGGTGATGACCAATCCCACAAAATAGGTGACAACTTGCCATCCACTAATTTCAATCATAGATTTTCCTTACTTATTGTTTTAATTAGCTCAAAATGCTTGCCGGCACATTCGCCGTATAAGTCATACATTTGCTTAAGTGCGATAAATATTGCATCAGCATTATTTTCCGGAAGTGGTACGGGTTTTGGGCAAGCTGTCTGTAATACTGCCGGAAGAGGCTTGTGCAGCACGATTGTGGGCGGTGTTGAGTTCCCGCATGCTGTCAATATCAAACTGACAATGACGACGTAAACGCTGTGTTTTTGCCAAAATCTTTTGTAGTTCATCGGTGGTTTTATCCCCCAGTTTTTGATATAGCCCTAAGTTTTCGGTCAGTTCTAAATTAGCTATATTGGCGCGCTGAATTTGTTCATCCAGTTTTAGTAACTGTGTTTGTACTGCTTGGTTTTTAGCAATCTCAAATTCCAGTTTGGCGGTTTGATAACCACTGTTATACGCCTGGTAATAACCCAAAATAGAAACGGCAATAATGGCAATGAAATTAATAAATTGTTTACTTGTATTGGCACTGAACAAAAACTTTATTAATCGTCCAAACATACTGAATTTCCCCAATGCATGTAGCGTAGTTGCCAGCGATAGATAATTCGTTTGGGATACCCACGGTTCTCGATAAAGTTAGCGCGGCTACGACCGGCATTAACAGATTCTACGGTATGCCAATAAGCCATAGGATCAAGCCCTTGTATACGTGCTTTTCGCTTATCTCGTTGTACCCAACCTAATCCGCCGTTATAGGCGGATAAGACAAATGCCCAGCGGTCGCAATCCGTTGCGGCATGGATCCGCTGATAAAGCCAATAGTCGTAGAGAACTAACGCCCGCAACGCCCAATCAGGGTTAAAAGGCTGATTAGTTTTAAGTTCTGGGTATTGGGTGGCAATCCAACTGGCAATTTGTGGTATAAACTGTGCTAAGCCTTGCGCACCAACATGAGAAAGTGCGGTTACATTCCATTGAGATTCTTGATGGATTTGGGCGGCAAACAGCGCAACCGGTGCATTTAGTCCCCCAATAGCATGACTATTACGGGTAAGCTCCCGTTGATATTGCTTGGCAGCTTGTGGCTCAGCCTGTGCGATAAGCGGGCAAATCAAGGCGACTACAAACATCAAACGACGGATAATTTGCATAATTACAGCCCTAGTGTGACACCTAAAATAACAGCACCGACAATCAAAGCGCGTCGCAATACGACTAAAGCGAAGATCAACTCATAACCTTTATGTACAGGATATTCCGGTTTGGCTTGGTCTGCGTTTTTAGTATGTTGATGCTTAAAATAGGCTTTCCAATTTATTGCCAAATAACCGCCCGGGCTGGAATAAGGAAATAATGCACGGTCTAAGTGATAACCAATAATTGCTGCCATACAAACTAAGGCAAGTTTATACAGCACTACCGGCAACTGTTGTGGGGAAACAAGCGCAATAACAATAAGTAACACCAATGATGACACGACCCAAGATAACAAACGACCTTGTTTCAATGCGTTAAAAAAGCCTTTCATACATACTCCTTGATTAAAAATTGGTTGATTAGGCTTTTTTAGTGTAGCTATTTTGAGTATATAAGTATTTTGGACACGGCTAGAATAAAGTAGCGTAGTTTTTAACTTATGATTGGCGTAGAAATAAGGAGATACGAGAATGTATCAATTTTTTTCTCATCTTGACCTACTAGGCAAGGTATATGATTCACCGCCATTAACTACAACGGAGACAACTATGCAAAAACTTACGTTAGATTACATCAAAAGCCTTATTGTCAATGCTGACATCGGGCAAAAAATTGCTTATGACAATGCAGTGGAGAAGATTTGGCAGTTAGAGGGGTACTTAGCTGTACAACGCAAATATGAAGTTGCCTTGTGACCTGCGTATTAACTAGACTAATTTAAGATATAAAACTCCAGTTACTTGGGGTGGAATAGGTAACTGGAGTTTAGTAAATGGTAGGGCTAGATGATTTTAAACTGAATAAAAAATAAATTTAGTCAGTTCCTTCTGCCATTAATTGCTGGATTTCTCGGTCATCAATAGCAATCAATAACCGCTGATATTCAGCAATCTTTTGTAAATTCAAATTCTTTTCTGACGTATTGTTTTCCAGTCTCTTATTTAGCTTTTCTGGGCGAGAAATTGCTGCTTTAATCTTTACCTTTTGTGAAAAGGTGGATACGTTTGGCAGATTCAACAAAATCAGAAGTAATGTCGTCCAATAAGTCAAAATAACAGAAACAATCGCAATAATAGCAGGTAAACCTTCAAAGATAATTTGATAATGGGTTAAAACTAAATGTAACAACTGAGAATAAGCCCCAATCAGTGTTGCATTCAACCCTGTGAGCATTTTCTTATTCATTGGTTGTTAGCACTCCTGCTTTATGAGTTGTTTTTGTGAGGCGTTCTCTAAGCTGAGCAATCTGCTCCGCTGTTAGCTTGTCTAAATCAAAGGTTTCAACTACTTTTGTCCCATCGGCTTTTAGCGTTGTAATTCGTAAAAGGTTATCAGGGAAAAAATAATCAAGCAGACGTTTAACGCCTGCCCAACCTATGTAGGCAAATAATGCCGAGAACACAACAACAACAAATATAGTGCTAATGTTCATTTTTCTCTTTTAAAATTGTTTAAATTTTTACACCATCTTATCTTTGCCATCAGCAGGCGAATGCTCAATAACTTTTGTAATGGTGTAGCTTTTCCGTTCAGAAAGCCCATTATCGGTTGTTTTGATCGCTAGTTCAACATAAAAAAGGTCATCAATTGAAAATCTTGTTGAGCTTGTTTGCACCTTTTTCCAAAAGCCTTCATCTGCAATTTTTACTGCAACAGGAGTAACCTCATCAGGCAAAATCATTTTCCAACCACTTTTCGGTGTAGCGAAGTTAATGGCTGCAATACGGACGTATTTTTTCACGGTTTCGGTATTGTCTTCTTTAATAGCGACTTACTGATTTCTGAAATAATTAAGCTGTTCAAAGCCTACTTCGAGTACTTGTTCTGCCTTATTTTCTGTGTAAAGTTTAGCGGTGATTTCTCGGCTCACTGGGCTATGGAGAATATGGGATAAATCTTTGCGAATGACATTACTGTGTAACAAAGTATTTACTGCTTCATCACTTTCAATCACTTCGCCATCAATAACTAAGTTTTGGCTTTGCTCATCAATAACTACATCGTGAACTTTTCGCCCTTTCAATTTTTGAATAACCGCAATCAATCCACCACCAAAGGCGCTACAACCACCTGCAATGCCTAAAACCTCTGCTGAGCGAACCGCCCATTTGAGCAATCGTTAATAATGTTTCAAATGATCCTTCTTTTTTGAGCCGTTACTTCAGTATTTACTTCACTACTAGAACCATTAAGCAATTCATTGGCTTCTCGTACTAATTCAGAAAAAGCAATTAAACTTTGCCCTAGCACATCGGCATCAATTTTGTGCTGATCCGTTTTCCCACCCTCATACACCAATTCAAAATTAGTGGTTTGTAAATTTTCTGTTTGTTGTTTTGCTGTCATTTTCATTCCTTAGATTTATTTCTTTTTCTTCCCACCACAAATACTTTCACAAGGTATGCCGTCGTTGTCTCGGTCTAGGCTTTTTACGCCACATTGGGTTAAGTGAAAGCGGGCTTCTTCACAGCTATCCATTTGTCCACAGGTGCGTTTGCTACAGGTAAATGTTTGGGCAAGAGCAAAGGTGGCTACACCTGCAAATGCCAGCATCACTATATATTTTTTCATTTTGTGAACCCTAGGTAATGTTAAAAATTAATCAAGCTACTTCACGATTCGTAAGTGCCGCCGCCTGTGCTAGCGCGCTCGCGGTTTTTTCAATGGCTTCTTTGCCTTGTTCGTTACTTTCACGATAGTCGTCAAGTAGCAGTTGTTCTTGTTGGGTTAAAACACTCTCAGGAATATTTCCAATAAACATATCCCCAACACCAGCAATGAGCCAGTTCGCATTTACGTGATACTGGGAGATCAATTTAAGCAATAAGTCTTCAGGTACTTTCTGTTTTCCACGCATAACATCTGCAATTCTTGTTTGAGAAATATCCAAACTTTCTGCAAATTCTTTTACGCTGGCAAATCCTAGAGCCTTAATCAAACGCTTAAACTTCTCGTTAGTGTTCATTTTTTAACCTATTAAACTGGAATAATCCCAAAAACAATAAAAATACCTTGATTTAATGGATCATTTCCATAAAATGGAATTATTCCAATTTGATTAAATCTTTAATCATTATAGCACAACAAGGAGTATCAACAATGCAGAGAAAAGCAAAAACGCCAAGCGAAGTTAAGGCGAAATTTCGAGCGAAGGGGGAAACCTTTTCTCACTGGGCAAAAGCCAATGGCTACGACCCAACCCATGTTTCACGAGTGCTAAATGGCACGATTAAAGCCAGCTATGGCAAAAGCCATGAAATTGCCTTGAAACTTGGCTTAAAAGCGGCGGCTTAACGCACTTTGCTCTTTAACAATTTAACAGATCTGAAAAGCGATGCTTTTGTAAAAACATAGCGGAATTTGACCGCTAATAAACATTAAGAGGAAAAACAGATGAAACAAATTTTAGTGAAATTAGCCACAGCATTTTTAGAACGTAACGGCTATATCGTAAGGAGCAAAGCATTGTGCAATTTAGTACCTGACTTTGTGATCAGAATGCAACAAGAAAATGTAAAAAACGTTGTTCCTCTCTCTTGGGATTATGACCACTAAGGAGAGATATGAAAACAGAAAAACTTAATACCATGCAACGCGCACTGCGGATTTTAAAAGCATTAAAAGGCAGAAGACTTACTGGGCTAACCAATAAGGAACTATGCGAAGCGATTGGTGAAACCCCGGTAAATGTGAGTCGCGCATTGGCATTACTAGAAACGGAAGGCTTTGTGCAGAAGTTAGATACGGGAACTTATGCATTAAGCATTCAGTGTTTGCAGATTGCGGTGACGTATTACCGTGAAATGCAGAAACAACGTGAACATATTGATTTGATTGACCAACGTGTACAAGCTGGCAGTTGGTAAGGAGTAACAAATGAGCAATGAACATATTTTTAGTGATGAAGCAGTGGCTGAAATGCAAAAAGTGCAAAATGCAACCGCACTTTCGGCAAAGGCGATGACGCAGAATTTAGCGGAAGCCTACGAAACGATGGGTATGTTAAAAGCATTTAGCTTTGTAGAAAAATTGGCAACGGTTTCCAATTTGAAAATTCTTGCAGAATTGAAAGAAACCAAGAAATACAAGGGTTTGAGCTATGTTAATCAAGATGGAAAATTGGAAACGGTTTCCACTTGGGAGCAATTTTGTACTGCTTGTGGTTTAGGCAAACGTAAGATTGATGAAGACCTAGCAAACCTTAGTACTTTTGGCGAAGAGTTTTTAGAGACTAGCCAAAAGCTGGGGCTTGGTTATAGAGAAATGAAAAAGCTGCGCAAACTCCCCGAAGAAGCCCGCGCGGAAATTGTGGAAGCGGATTATTCGGAAGCCACGGATAAAGAAGATTTGATTGAGAAAATTAAAGAATTGAGCGTGAAGCATGCTAAGGAGAAGGAAAGCCTGACTAAGCAACTGGAAAGCGCGAAAGCAAACTATGATGCTCAGGCGAAAGTGATAGCCAATAAGGACGAACGCTTAAATAAACTGGACAAAGAGCTGGCGAAGAAAACGCTACTGATTGAAACCCAAACACCCGACCAACGGGGCGGTATGTTGCGAGAAGAAGCAGCACAGATTAGCTATAAAGCAGAAGCTATTTTGCGTGGACAAGTCTATCAGGCATTTGAAGCCTTACAAGATCATCAAGACGCACACGGCATTGACCATCGTCAGTTTATGAGTGGTGTGCTTGCTGAATATCAGTTGATTTTAAGCGAACTTAAAGAACGTTTTAACTTAACTGATGAGCCGATAGGCGATAACTTACCTGAATGGGCAAGAAATGAATATGCTGACGAGCCTACCGTTGAACCGAGCTTAGCGGCGATTTTAGATGAAGTCAGTGAAGCGGAAATTGTGGAGTAAGGACAATGCAATGGCAATTTTACCAAGTGTGCTATCCCACTGGGCAAACCGTGTGGAGACAGCAAAGTTTGGCGAGACGGAGAAAGAGATTCGTGCTGGCTGTGAGCAAACAGGTTTAAGTCGAGCGACTTTCTTACGCCAAATAAAACCCTACCGCCCGAAAAGTAATCGTAAAGTGCGGTCGGATAAAGGCAAACATCAGCTGGAAAAAACTGAACTGGATTTGATTAGTGCCGCTTGGCTGCACCTTAGACGGAAAAACGGCAAGACGATGAACACTAGAACGAGTGTTGGATATTCTGCGAGCGAATCAGCGTATTAAAGCAGAATTTATTGACGAGAATACTGGTGAAGTTCGTCCTTATTCGGCAAGTTCTGTAGAACGTGCATTACGCAATGCCAATTTACACCCCGACCAGTTGTTACGCCCAACGTCTGTGGTGCAGTTGCAAAGTAAGCACCCGAACCACGTGTGGCAAATCGACCCGTCGTTGTGTGTGTTGTATTACTTAAAAGAGACAGGCAAAGGTAATGGCTTGTGTATTATGGAAGAAGGTGAGTTTTACAAAAACAAGCCTGCTAATGTAGCGAAAGTAGAACCGCAACGAGTATGGCGATATGTGATAACGGATCACACATCAGGCGTGATTTATGTGGAGTATGTGTATGGAGGTGAAACAGCAGAAAACGTGAGCCAGTGCTTTATTAACGCTATTCAGCCGAAAGCCAACAAAGCTGAACCGTTTTTCGGTGTACCCAAATTTTTAATGTTTGACCGTGGTACCGCGAATACTTCACAAATGTTCAGCCACTTATTGCATCAACTTGATGTAAAAGTGGAAATTCCAAAAGCCCATAATGCCCGAGCCAAATGGCAAGTGGAAAAAGGCAACGACATTGTTGAACGGCAATTTGAGAGTGGGCTGCGGTTTATGAATGTATCGGGGCTGGATGAGTTAAATCAACTGGCTCACCAATGGATGCGGTATTTCAATGGGAAAGCAGTGCATTCACGCCACGGGCGAACACGTTATCAAATGTGGCAACACATTAAAGCTGACGAATTGATTATTCCACCCAGCCGTGAAATTTGCCAAGAATTGATGATTACTGCTCTTTCGGAACGAACGGTATCAGACAAGCTCGAAATCAGCTTTGAAAGCCGTCGTTATGATGTGCGAAATGTGCCTGATGCTCGTGTTGGGGAGAAAATCACAGTAGGCAAAAATCCATATCGCCCTGAATGTGTACAAGTACAATGTTTTGAGCGTGTCGTCGATGAAGGCGGCTTGGAAAGCGTGAAACCTTACTGGGTAGTCGTTGAGCCTATTGAAGTCAATGAATATGGCTTCAGAGTGGATGCGGCAATGATTGGCGAAGAATATAAGGCACAACGCAAAACAGCATTTGAGACCAACAAAGAACAGGCTGAAAAATTGGCTTACGGTGTAGACAACGAAGACGATTTGAAACGAGCTAAAAAGGCAAATAAACCGTTATTTAACGGTGAAATTAACCCTTATAAGCATATCGAAGAAACCGATCTAAATTGGGTTATGCCGAAAAAAGGACAAGAACACGAATTGACTACTAATGCTCGCAGAGTTGAGCAGAAGCCGATGTCAGTTGTGGAATTTGCTAAAGCGGGTAAAGCCCGGTGGGGCAAATTATGGACTGGAATCAGCTATCAATGGGTGGCTGGGCGTTATGGCAAGAATGTACCAATAACTGAAGCAGAACGCTTATTAAGCTTAGATTTCCCTGCTTTTAAAGCGGAGTTTGCTGCGCCAACGCCTGAAAACAAGAGCAAAATTGATCGTAGTTTGCGATTGTTAGCCGCATAAATTTTGATGAACGGAGCCGAAGATGTGTTGAAGTTAAAACAGGTGCTAATTGATAAAGGTATAAGCCTGCGTGAATTGGCAAAGAATATGAATGTGTCGCCTGCAACGGTATCACAGTTGATTAATCATAATCAGCGGGTGAAACAATGGGCGGAATTTGAAAAGAATTTGGCAACGAATTTAACCGCTCTTGGGGTGACCCAGCCGTTAAATGAGTTGTTGAAAAACGAAGCGGCAGGGGCAAGTTTGGCGACCGAGCCTGCCGCTTCCATCCCTAAAACCATAGATGAAATTAAGGACGAGATTATGTTACTCGCAAAACAAACTTTATTTCCAGCCACAAAGAAACATTTTGGCTTATTTCGTGATCCGTTTGCTGAAGATATACGCAGTGCGGATGATGTTTTTGCCACGCCGGATATTCGTTATGTACGTGAAGCTCAATTCCAAACCGCTAAGCACGGCGGTTTTATGGCAGTTGTTGGTGAAAGCGGTGCCGGCAAATCTACTCTGCGCCGTGATTTGATTGATCGTATTAACCAAGAGAACGCCCCGATTGCAGTAATTGAGCCGTATATCATCGCAATGGAAGATAACGATGCCAAGGGTAAAACCTTGAAAGCAGCACATATTGCCGAAGCAATTATTTCTACCCTTGCCCCTTTGGAAGGTGTGAAACGTTCGCCGGAAGCACGATTCCGCCAGTTGCATCGAGTTTTGAAAGAGAGTTGCAAGGCAAGGTATAGCAATGTGTTGATTATTGAAGAAGCACATAGCTTACTGATTCCTACTTTGAAACATTTAAAACGCTTTTTTGAATTGGAAGACGGCTTTAAAAAATTGCTTTCCATTGTTTTGATAGGTCAGCCGGAGCTGAAATTAAAACTCTCGGAACGCAATACCGAAGTCCGTGAAGTAGTACAGCGCTGTGAAATTGTGGAGTTAATGCCCCTTGATGCAGAGTTAGAAGCTTATGTGGCATACAAACTGGAACGAGTGGGCAAAAAGCTAAGTGATATTTTTGAGGAAGATACCTTTCTTGCTGTTCGCCAACGTTTAACTGCAACCAACCACAACAAAACCACCACAAGCCTGCTTTATCCATTAGCAGTAAACAATTTACTGACAGCATCAATGAATATGGCAGATAGTTTAGGTATTCCTAAAGTAGACGGACAGGTGGTGATGAATGTGTAACAAAGTATTAAAAACGATTTCTCGTCGAGATAAAAATCAGTTTTTGGCGTGTTGCAATGAGTTTGCTGAGCTAACCAAAGATTCGCCTGAGGCTATTGCTGCTGCCTTAGCACAAGGCATTCAGCAATTTGATTTTATTGAAGATAAAGACGGCAAATTGAATATTCGAGCTGAACTTTATGATAAAGATGCAGCGTTTTATCCCAATGCTAGTGAAATTAAGGAGACAGAAAATGGCGAAGAAAGCAGTGAGAATTAAAGCAGATGTTCACGAATTGAACTTACAAACTCAAGATGAAGTGGCATTGGCAATTAAGGAAATCGGTGATTTAGAACGTGAGCAGGTAAGACTTTCTACCCTACAAGCGGATGAGAAAGCAGCGATTGATGAAAAATATACGGCTGAATTGACCGCACTTAAGGAGAAAGTGAAGCCATTACAAAAGGCGGTACAGGCTTATTGTGAAAGCCGTCGGGACGAGCTAACCAACGGTGGCAAGCAGAAGACGGCTTATTTCAACACAGGTGAAGTGCAATGGCGTGCGAAGCCGCCAAAAGTTAGCATTGCAAGTGTGGTAAAAGTGATTGAAGCCATTAAAAATACGGGCTTTTTACAGTTCTTGCGTGTGAAAGAAGAAATCAATAAGGAAGCGTTGCTTGCTGACCCCAAAACGGCTCGCTCAATTAGTGGTATTTCAATTCGTGAGAATGAAGAAGAGTTTGTGATTAAACCTAATGATGAAGAGATTCGGAAATGACGGACAGAAATGCAATTAAAGCCATATGGCAGCAAGAATATGATGATGCTTCACTTGCTGCCGCAGAAATGGAACGCAAGGGCGATTATTACCTAGCAGTCAATTTGTGGAAAGTGGCACAGGAAAAAACGCTGAATTTAACACAGAAAAACTGGTGTAAACATCGAGCAAAATACTGCGAAAACTGGGCAGGAAAAAAGGAGAAAGACAATGATTGATACCCTTGAACAACTCAAACTACAAATTCACGAAGCCGTGGTGCAGTTACAACAAGCGGAAAAATCCTTGGATAAGCAAGAAATGATTCGCGCTTCTATTTATGTGGGGAATGCGAAGGGGATTTTGATGAAGTTAGGGGGGAAGTTGAGATGAAAAAATATAGTGTTAAATTCCATGTTAACGTTCAACCTGAAGAAGATAATTTAGGGATCAAAGCAAGTATTGGAAACGCTACTTTGCCACCGCAACTTACAGAAATTATGTCAGATTTTTTGGTTAAAATCCCCGTTCTGATTAGAACAGGTTGGTTTATTATCATTGATAAATATCCTGAGGCTGAAAATGACTTTGATGTTGAACTTAGTTTTGATTTTGAAAAAGATGAAGACAATGAATGGGCTGCTTCTGGTCATGTGGATAATGTTGATAAAGTGGATTGCCTAATATTTGGGATGGCGAAAATGATTATGCAAGAAGATCCTATTATTGATGAACTCATTGAAAAGAATTTGGAAGAATTAGATTTGCCCGATCACATACAACACTTTGACCCTACTTGTTAAACGATAAAAACCACCTTCGGGTGGTTTTTTCATATATGGAGAACAAAAATGAAAGTGAAATGTAGTGCCTGTGGTGCGGTGCATTCGTTAGATGCATTAGTAGCAAATCAGGCGGCAAGTGATGCTTTAAATACGGCGTTAATGGTGAATGGCGAATTGGGCAAGGCGTTAATTGGTTATTTGGGCTTGTTTCGCCCTACCAAAACATCTCTTACTTTTGACCGTGTCGCAAAGCTCTTAAATGAGCTTACGCCGATGATTCGTGAGGGCAAAATTCAACGTGATGGATGTGAGTTTTCAGCCCCCTCGGAAAGCTGGATTTATGCGATTAATCAGATGTTGGCAAGTCGGCAGACGTTGAAATTGCCGATGAAATCTCATGGTTATTTGTTAGAGATTATTGCCAGTTACAAGCCTGCTAGCACAACAGTGGCTTTGCACAATTTTGAGCAAAATCGACCGCTTGCAAGCAGTAAAATGAATGCAGTGAAAGGAGCGTTGGAATGGGGAACGAATGGATAAAACCGATTTTAGGCAAAGGATTTGCCGTGTTGCTAACGTTACGGCTGAAAAATTCGCCAACGGAGGATATGGTGAAGCCAACACTAGAAACGTGGTTTCAGGTGCTGACTTATAAGAAAAGCTGGGTGCAGGAACTAGACCAAGTGCGGTTTGAGCAGGCTTTTATGTGGATTTCGCAAAATTGTGATTGGTTTCCAACGCCTAAAATATTTTTAGATGCGATGCCACGGCGTGCAGTGAAAGAACTTCCACCCCCCACCGCCAAAAACAGCTGAAGAACAGGCTAAATTGGACGAAATTGCAGTGAAAAATATTCAGAAATTGAAACGATTATTAAGGGGATGTTATGCGAAATAAACTGTTGCAATTAGTACATATTGGGAAGAGTCAGTTAGGAATGGATGATGAAACTTATCGTAGCCTACTTTCTCAACAATTCTACCAAAATTCTGCAAAAAATATAAGCTATTCAGAGCTGATTAAATTAGTAAAATTATTGCAGGATAAAGGGGCTAAAATTCAGCTACCAAGAAGCAAATCATCGCTTTCACCTATTCAGCGTAAGTTGTGGGCGATGTGGAAACAAATGTACGCTGATGGAGTAATTGATGATGGTTCTTCTCGTGGGCTGAATAGCTTTGTGAAGCGGTCGTTAAATGATGATGCGCCGTGGAACGAGCTGACAAATTCACAAGCCACCTTGATTTTAGAAAATTTGAAACAATGGCAAAAACGAGTAGGTAAATAAAATGAATATCGCCAAATTTGACAACAATACTCTTTAAGCTACAAGCTCTAAGTTGTTGGCAGATTTGGCGAACCATATCTCTAATATTATTGGTTTATATAAATTAGGAAAAACAAGATGATTACTCAAATGGAAATAGCACGACATGAGCTTTTACGGGATATTGAAGATAATGTGAATACGCTATGCCAAAATTACAATCTTGATGTAGAAATTTGTGAACAAATTTCAACTGGTGTTACTGATTTCTTAGCTGAACATTATGCTGGACAAGTCATTTCTTTTCCTAAAGATTTTTATTATAAAATCGCTCAACGAGATTTGGATATTTATAATGATTTTACCGGTAATAATTGGTTCTTTTTAGTTAAAAAGTATGGTATGACGAAATCAGGTATTCGTAAAGTCATTAATCGTGTACGAAAACGTATAGTGAAACATCAACAACCAGATTTATTTTGCGAATAA